TGAAGTAACTAGTGCAGAAAGCACTGACTTTGCATCTCTCCTCAAGAGAATGACGCAACTTGAAGTTGACGGAGCAAATGTCCCTAAACTTCTGACTGCCGCTGCTGGACTCTGTGCCGAATCTGGTGAGTTTACTGAGGTAGTGAAGAAAATCACTTTCCAAGGTAAACCATACAATGAAGAGAATATCTTTCATATGAAACGTGAGTTGGGTGATATTCTTTGGTATGTTGCCCAAGCATGTATGGCACTCGACACTGGTTTCGATGAACTCATGGAAATGAATGTTGAGAAACTCAAAGCACGTTATCCTGGCGGAGAGTTTGATGTCCACTATTCTGAAAATCGTAAACAAGGAGACCTATGAGCACTCGTCAATTTGTAACTAAATCTGGTGATACCTTTGAGTGGGAAGAGACTAAAGAAGTTGAAAAAGCACTCAAAGCATATTGGAAAACCGTAAAACAGAACGAAGTAAAAGAGCAAACTTCAAAAAAATAAAACTATAAATATGACCCCTTCTAAATAATAGAAGGGGTTTTTTGTAGTTATGCCTCGATATAGAAACCGATCTTCCTTCTTTAAAGAGATTAGAAGATTAGATAAGATAAATCGAGTCGTAGAAGAATCTTCTTGGGACGATAGAAATGTATCGTACAACGTTGGTGATCGAAGGACAACTGAAGTTAAAACTTCAGTAAATGATTTTGTTGGTGAAATTGAATCGGTTGAGGATAATCCAAGACCGTCAAATATAATGGAAAGGTTGATTGAGTTGAGTGAAAACTCTTCTCTTGAAACACCCCAACAAAACATGTATAAATTAATTGAAATACTAGATGAAAGAACGTATGGGTATCCTCAACCTGGGGACATCTTTACATTCATTTATCAAGCAAAAACACCAAACTTGATTTACGACATGCATCCTGTTACCGAAATAGAGGGATTCACAAAGGATGGATTCTATGGATGGAATCATCACCTTGGCATGATGAGGCAGTATAAAGGAAAATCTGGTAGAGTTCTTAGTAATTTCTATAAAATAGATCCAGATGAATTGGACATAGTTCTTTCAATTAATACTAAGTTATTGTTAAAAACATAAGATGAAAAAATTCTCAGACTTTCAAACCGAAGCAAAAGGATCTCTCGCACAATTTCATGCGAAGAGATTGGGGTTGAAGTATGATAAGCAGACAGGTGGATATGTTGGGAGAAATACTGGTGAGTTTGTTGCTAAATCTGTAGATGGCAATTTAAAGTTTTATAATCAGAATCAGCAGGTTGGTAAAAAAGATCCTAAGCAGATTAGGGGTAATCGTCATCCTAATGATGTTGCTTCAGATCAAAGACCAAATAATCCTTTAAGAACTGAAGAGCAAATAAAAGAACTGAGAGAAAGATATATTGCTAAGGAAGTATTTTTAGAAGGTGATTGGGTAGAAAGCATTGCAAATGGAATGGTTGGTAGAATCATTCGTAGAGGAACTAACTATTTAATTTGTGTGACCGAAAATGATGAAATGTTCAAACCATGGGTTCATGATGTAGTTGAATGGACTGAGGTATCAGGAGTTCCAGCAGATCAAAGACTGGTTGGAACAGATGCTCATAGAGAATATGTTGCCAAGATGGCAGGGGCAAAGGAGATAAGGAACTTCATAAATAAGTACAAAGCAAGAAAGGCAAGCAAGAAATGAAATCTTATCGGCAATTTCTTTCAGAGGCTGTGAATATTGCTGGAGATTTTAATGGGAATCTCTATATCAACAGTTCAGAACCAGAAACACAACCAGTTGGTGAGGATTATGTTGCTGACTTTGTTTGGGAAGGAAGTATCTACAGAATGGAATTAGTTTCCACTGGAATGCCATCTAAGATTGACATTGCAGAAAGATTACAAACAGAATATCCTGGAGCAATCGTTCATCAGATTTATCCAGCAACGCAGAAAGCAAATATTCAAGTATCAGACACTAAGAGATATCATCCAGGTAAACTAGAGTGGTTATAAGTTATGGCACAGTGGCATAAGAATAATCAAGATTATCTCAATCAAGAGAGGACTATTCACGAAGTTTTTATTCGTGCTGATGAGTATGGAAATATTCTAAATGAGAGTGCTTGTTCCAAATCTGCGTTTGGAGAAAATCTTGCTATTCAATTAACACCAAGAATTCAAAGTGATGCTGTTTATGGTTTAGACCCCAGAGAGTTTGAGACCTTTACTTTTACTTCTAGTGGTATTGCCACTAATGGTGATTCCAGATTTAGTGTAAGTGCTGGTTCTGATGCAAATTCTTATGGTGTTATCAGAAGCACTAACTTTCTGAGATATCGTCCTGGTCAAGGTGCTGTATGTAGATTTACTGCATCATATTCAGATAATCCAGTGGGATTCACTCAGAGAGCAGGTTTTTTTAATCAAGAACATGCTATTCAGGTTGGATATGCTCATACTAATGGACAATTTGGTGTTCTCCGTGCAAACGGTGGTAAGGCACATATTCAGAAGTTCGTATTCACTAGTCTTCCCGATGGTAATATAACAGTCACTCTTAATGGAAATGTATTCAGTCCTGCTATAACTTTAAACACCGGAACACTTGCAGGAAATATTTCTCAACTTGCAAATGGATTATTAACATCTACTACATTTGGTGGGTTTGTTTCTTTTAGTGCTCTTTATGTCTTAGAATATACTCAAAATAGTATACATTTATTAGCAACATCATTAGGTCCTCAATCTGGAACATTTAATTTAGCAACTACGGGAGCAGCGATTGGAGTTACAACAACAACTGCTCAGACTGGAGTTACACAAACAGAAAATTGGACATTTCAAGAAGATTTTAGTATTGATAAACTAGATGGAACTGGATATTCTGGAGTTACTCTTGATCCATCAAAACTAAATGTATATCAAATCAACTTCCGTTGGTTGGGTGCTGGTGAGATTCGTTATGCGATTGAAAATCCTTTAAACGGAGATATGATATTCTTCCATCATGAACATTATACAAATAAAAATGATTTTCCACACCTTGATAATCCATCAATGAAGATTGGATATGTTGCGGCAAACTTAGATAATGCCACGGGTGTTGTTACATGTAGAGGAGCTTCTTTCCTTGGTGCTGTAGAGGGAATAGTTCAGCAGACAAAATTTCCCCATTCTGCAACTGGTTTGAGAGGTGGTGCGGGGGATACCTTAGCTAGCAATACTCTTCACCATGTATTAACAGTTAAAAATAAACTCATTTATAAAGATAAAATTAATGCTAGAGAATTAATACCAAAAAGACTTACTGCCTCAATAAGAACAACTGGTGATCCCTCTATTTTATACGTTTATTATAATCCAGTTTTTACAAATCCATTGAGATGGCAAGAACAAACTGAATTCAATGCTTCATTATTTGCCACACAAGATAGCACTGGTAAATTCTCTTTACCCGCACAATCCACCTCACCAATTGCTACATACCATTTGGGGGAGACATCGATTATTGATGTTGATTTGAGTGATGTTGGTATTAGAATTCCACCAAATAATTATATTAGTATCGTTATCTATAATCCAACTAGTGTAATTTCCAAATTCAATGCTTCATTGATTTATGTGGAAGACTAGTAATCAAGAAAATTTATAAATAAATACAAGGCAAATCATCCTATAATAACATGTCATCCAATATCGCTAAAGATCTTTATGAGGTATATCTCAATGAGATGGAACCTCAGTTAGGTAAGAAGAAAGAAGAAGGTGGTGGTGAAGGTGGTGGAGCATCCGCACCTGACGAAGCTGCTGCTAAGAGAATCCGTCAGGCAGTTTACGACATTAGATATCGTGCAAGAAGAGAAGATATCGATGTATCCCAGGCGTATTCTCAATATATGTCTAATACTTCAATGGCAGCAAATGAAAAAGCTGCTGTTAGAGATAAACTGGGTCTTGGCACTGGTGGACAAGCCGGAGGACAAGCAGAAGAATTTGAGTATGTCGATGAGGATGCAAAAGCAGGAGAACACTATCTTCGTGTTACTCCACAAAGAGGAACTGGTGAAAAGGAATATGTAAGAACTTTTGATCCAACGAATCCTTCTCATCGTAAAAAGAGACATAATTTGGAAAAAAGGGGTATTAAAGCAACCGTGACTAAGCACGGTGATCCTTATGATATGGATCATTCAAAAGGTGCTGGTGAAAAGTATGAGAAAAAGTATGGTCCAGCAAATGG